AATGTCGATGCGCCACGTGAACGCGCACCGGCTTGCGAGCATCGGGGTGAGCACCTGGTCGGCTGCGTCGCACACTTCTTGCAGCGTGGCATCGGTGTAGAGCGCACCAACGCCGAGGATGCTGCGGAGACTTTGTACTGTGCAGTACGACATGGTGTCCTTTCGTGGTGTGTAATGCCCGTCCCGTCACCTTCCCCTGATCGGGGACGGGCATCACGTTTGGGTTACAGGATGTTGAACCTGCGGACGCCGCCAGACTTCAGCACGGTTGCGGCAATGTAGCCGTGAATGCTGATCTGCACTTCGCCTGAGGTCAACACGTTCACCTGAAGACTTGCGAGGGGTGATTCGGCGATCTCGATCGCGTTCGGCGCGAACAGGAATGCCGACTCGTCAATGAGACCGGCCACGGAGATGTTGTGATCGACACGGAAGTTCGTGCCGTACACGGGTGCCGTGGTGGAACCCACCGAAACCTGACCTGGAGCGTTCTGCGGTTGCAGGTTCGGGAACAGCGGGCGACCACCGGAGTCGTTCGCGTTGATGAGAAGCGTCCACCATGCGGACGAACCCACCAGTTCGGTAGCGAAATCGCCGCCGGTAGCAATGTAGGCGGCGGGGCCTTCCGTTGCGATGAACGACTGCAAACCGGCAATAGTGCCGGCGACGATCGTGGACTGTGTGCCGCCTGCGGTCATCTGCGCAATGGCATAGTTGTCGGAGTCCTTGGCGTACGCCTTCTTCAGTTCGACCATCAGTTTTTCGCCGAAGTTCGGGGCTGAACGCTCCAGCAGTTCCTGGCTGATCGTGTTCATGCCGGACTTCTTCACAATGGTGGCCGTGATGTAATCCGAGGTCATGCCGGTTGCCGACGTGGTGCCGGCTTCCGCAACGGTTGCCACCGTCGGGGCGGTACCCAAACGCGGAATCGTGTACGACATGCCGTCAGCGACCAACGGCACGGTTCCAACGGCTTCGATCATCGGGCGACCCGTGAAGGTGTTCGTGATGAAGTCCTGCTTGTGCGTCGGCAACGTCAGGCCGGTGTTCGTGGTCGTGGAGTCGTTCGCGGCAGTAATCATCTGACGGGAATCCAGATCGCCCAACGCGGCCTGAATGCTGTGATACACGTACTGGCCTGAGGTCATGCCGGCGATACGTGGGGCGGTGAAGATGGGTGCGGCAGCCTGAATGGGCGCCGGGGCGGGCGAGGATGCTTCCACGGCGGGCGCCGTTTCCTCGACCGTAACGACCTGCTCGGTCATGTCGGTTCCTTCCGTGGGAGGGTTGGTTTGTTCCGTCTCGTCCGGTTGAGAGGCGGCAACATCTGTGACCAGCGCCGATTTAAACGCCGGAGATTCCACGAGAGATACCTCTCGCAGAATGGCTCGTGAGACAACAATGACGCCGTTGACAGGCTTGGACGCGATGACTTCGACACCGACCGAGAGGCCGGACCTGAGTCCTTCCGCAGCCTCGACAAGGGCATCATTACCTCGGGACGTGTTGGCGACGCTAAACGTGCCATACATGGCGGAGTCACTCTGAGAAATGTGGATTCCACGGCCAATGGGTTGCCGGTTGTCGTGCTCCAGACGGAACTTCACATCTGACGCTTGCACGTACTCAATGGAACCGGCTTCGAACGCAACGGGGCCGACAGACGTGTTGCCGATTTCCTCACCGAAGGGAACGATACGACCGGAAATGGTGCGGGCCTGCGCATTGCATTCCACCTGGTCAGCCGAGAGTTTCAGATGGAGAGTTGGTACGGGAATCATTCGGTTACCCCTTCTGGGTCGGCGGTGCCACGCGGCGCCATATCTTCCATACCTCGCGCCTCAGGAACGTCGATAATGCCGAGTGTGAGCAGTTTCTCCAGCACGGTGACCCGCTCAAGGGCGTCGGTGCGGAGGAAGTCGTCAAGGCTGAATTTGATTTCATACCCGTCAGGGCACAAGTCCGGCATGGATAGACGTTGCTCAATGACGTCGATGAACGGTCTGAGGGTTTGATTCACCAGCTGCTTATTGATGTCGACACGGTTGGAGTACGTCATGGATGCGTTTTGGGCGTTCACATACCACGGGTCAAGGTTCAACGACAGGGCAATATCGGCGGCGTTGGAGGAGATTTGCTCATTGATTGCCATCTCAACAGCACTGTATGAGGTCGGCTGAAACTCAATCTGCCCCTGGAGGAACGCGGTCGAATACTCTTTCCGTTGCCGACGCCAACCCCCGAGCAGTTCCGACACCTTGCCGGCGGGTAGGTCGGCGCCGTTGTTTTTCAGGATGCCGGTTTGCATCGGGGTGGAAGCCACATTCAGGGCGGAACGCTGCAGCTCCTGCCCGCGCCGCACAATGGTGGACGCACACGCAAGGAATCCTTCGTCCTCCGCCTGGAAGGTGATCAATGATCCGACGCCGATGTTGGGGCGGGCAACCCCGTCCACCATGTAGTTGGAGACAAGGCGCCCTGTTCGGTCGTACTGCGGCGCCACACGGTCGAACGACACGAACGCCATGCGTGCGGGCCGGCTTGACCCCTGCACAACGGAGAGGACTTCCCAATACGACAGGCCATGGAAGAGGAGGTTGTCGACGGTGGCGGCAACCTGTGCTGCTTGTGTCATGTGCGGGTCGGGTTGCCCCAGCCACGGCAGGCCGTCCTCAATGATGGCGTTCGTTTTGTCGTCGAACATTTCCAAACCGAATGAGGCGATGGTGCCGCAGATGATGGTGCGGGCGCGTCGGCAGGCTGGGATGTTCATGGCGTCACCGCGTGACACAGGCCCGACAAGGTTGGTCAGGGTGAACGGTTGGGGTTGCACGATGACGCGGGGGTTGGCTTCTTGGGCGGTCACATCAAGACCACGGAGCGCAACTGTTTGCAGGTATCCCACGCGAACACGTTATCAGATCGTTACACCGTTTGGGAGGGTCTGACGGTATGGTGTGTCGTGCCGCCAGCCAACGCGGGGCGCAATTCCATCAGCGAGTGAGCTGGTGATTGTGAAAGTTGGTCGCCCGTTCCCATGCGGGTATGAGAGCACCGTGTCAGCCCCCCTGCACGGTGCTCTCATCGTCTACCCGAAATGAATCGACACCGTTTGTTGCGGTTTTGTCGCCAAGTGCATGAGCATGGCGCAAGCACACGCAATGGAGATGTAGCCGCCGGATTCCCGTCTGACCATTCGCCAGCCCCCATCGGCGGCAGGTTTCGGGACGGCGTGGGCGAAATGCTGCACAAACGTGTCCTCACCGGCATGCACCACGCGGTGATGCACCACAGCCGACAACAGCTCATCACAGGCTTGGGCGAACGCGGCGCCGGCCACATTCATGGTCGGGTGACCAAGCGCGGTCAAACGCTGCCCAATGTTCCCCGTCGCATACTGGTTGTACGCAATGGTCATCGGATTCCACAGTTGCACCAGCTCGATGATGTCATTCGTCACCTGCACATCATCAACTGCGCCCACATGATTCCATGTTCGAACGACCTGGAGCGCCGTTCGACCATCGGTTTGCACCTGCCCAACAACCAAGTCTGCCCGCTTGGAGTCCGGTGAGGCGTCGATCGCCATGTACGTAACCAGATCCCCCGACGGCGCAACTTGCAGTGCCGTGTCAGTGCAGTCCTCCAAGGCGTCCATCGGGATTGCAGGATTGAGCGCAAGCACGGATTGGCAAAGCCTCTCGGTTCGGAACGCACCAACCTTCGACGACCTGAGCGCATCCTCCAAAACCCCGACGGTGAAGTGCGGCAGTTGCGGGTGCCCAAGGGACGGATTCGCCTGCGCCCAACCTGCCCTGTCATCAATGGCCGCCTTCTCCGGAGCTGACCACTCATAGAGAGCTGCACGCGGTGTTGGGTTGGCGAGAATGTTCGCCCGCAAATTGTTGAGCGCCTCTGACGTGATATCACCCGCGTTTGATGTCGCCCAAATCTGTCCACCCGTTGTCGTAACGAACGGGGTAACCGATTCCCACGCATCCGACGTCACCTCTCTCAACTCGTCAACGTACACAAAGTCTGCTGTCAAACCGCGAGCACGGCGGGAGGCGGCCTGAATGGTGTACCTGGCCAACCCATTCGGCCCCCGCACCTGCAACTCCTCCTGCCCATTCGCATACCGGATCGTCTTCACCAACTTCGACAGATCAGCATCACGCTGAAAGATATCCACGACCTCAAGCCATGTTTCCCGCGCCATAGACAACTTCTGCGCCAAACCGATGATGTTCCGCTCACCAAACA